TGTTGCCAACAGCTGTTGTGGAGATGTCTATTCGGGATGTTTTCGACAAAATTGGCAGTGTCAAGCCGGACAGGGATGTTCGTGTCATGACAATGGATGAGATGGTGAATGGTCGTGGTGGCATGGCTGCTTTGTGTATGAATTCTTCGGAAGGATATCCATATACCAAACGGAGACCGTCGCGTATGACGTTTCCTGATGGTAGTGAGCGACCCGTGAAAGGGAAGCGGTGGATGTTTTCTGAGAGTGAAGACGGAAAGCGAGTTGTGCTGGATGATGAGTTGAGGGCTGATGTGGCTATTTATGATAATTTCTTGCGTGGTGGCATTGCTCCACCTTTTGTTTGGACGGCGATTTTGAAAGATGAATTGCGTACAAAACAGAAGGTGTTGGATGTTAACACTAGAGTTGTTATTGGTAGCCCTGTCAGTTTGACTATGTTGTGCAGGAAGTACTTTGGTGCTTTGCTGGACCATGTGTTTTCGAACCCATGTCGGTTTGGGATAGCTGTGGGCATGAACGTTTACAGTGCTGAGTGGGATGACATGATGCGTGTATTGTTGCGGAATTCCAAGAAAGGTTTTGACGGTGATTTCAAGTTTTTTGAACGGTATTTCAATGCTCAGTTTGCTGAGGTTGTTTTATCGTGTATTAATGCTTGGTATCGACAAGATCCCAATTGGAATGAAGCTGATGATGTGGCTCGTAGAACGATTTTCTATGTGATGATGTATGCCTACATGGTCACTGGAAATGTTGTTTACAAGACATGGTGTTTGTTACTTAGTGGGGGTTACCTTACTACTTTGATAAACTCTATCATGTCGAATGCTTTGATTCGTATGGCATTTGTCTTGGTTGCGCTTGATAAAATGCCAAACTTGGCTAGCATGGAACATTTTCGAAAATTGGTTGCGTGTATGACGTTCGGTGATGATATCATCGTATCCGTCAGTGGAGTGGCAAAGTGGTTTAATGTGTTTAGCATGTCCAAGAAATTGGGTGAGTATAACATTTATTTTACCGCAGGTAACAAAACAGTTCCGGATGAGGCCAACCAGGCTTTGTCCAACTTGTTGGAGTGTGAGTTTCTGAAACAAACTACGATAATAGGTGACACCATTCCAGGTGTTAAATATTATCCGTGTGCGTTGGACGATTCTCTCATGAAAACTCTTTGTTATTCGAGCTCGACTCTTGATGTTCGTGAAGCCACTATTGTGAATGGTAATGATGTGCTGGGCCGCGTGTGGTCTAGTGGATTTGAACGGTTCGCAATGTGGCGTGAACGGAGTTGGGGGTGCTGGCGTCGGCTAGGGATAGCCGAGGTCCCTCTTTCTTATGAGGACTTAAAACATAG